GTACGTGAGGTGTGTTGTTTTTGTGTTCTGCGTGCAAAGCACGCAGAACACAAAAACTTTGAACTGAGTACTCGGGGCTAGGGACTAAGAGACTCCTTTCTGGGGGCTGAGAACCGAATCCGAAGTCACCCCCCGTCTCGGTGGCGACGGGGGGAGGGGTGTCACTCGCTGGCATGAGCCGCTCGCCCACGATTCGCGTAGAACCTAGTCCCTAGCTCCCCCGTGTCTAAATTTCCGAGAAAAATAGACACGTCGCACCCAACGTGTACGTTTTTCGCCAGAATGTGAACACGATCCGAAGTACCCCGCCCCTCGCATTCCATTCCGGTTTCCAAAAAATTGCGGCAAAATTTTCTGAGCGGCTACAATTGATATCAAATGGTGAAAAAATCTCGCTCCAACGTCTCGCAGGCCCCGGAAAACCTCCCGAGCCGCCGCGAGAGCGCCAAAAACGGCGTTCTGAACCCCGACGCTCCGCTGACAGAGATGCAGCGGCAGTTCGTCGTGAATTTGGTGGACCATCAGATGTCACAGACGGCTGCAGCGCGCGCCGCAGGGTTCGCGCAACCCGGAACTGCGGCCCATCAGATGGTGCAGCACCCGAAAATCGAGCGCGCCATCGCAGAACGTCGTGCCGAGTACGCAGCAGCGAGTCGTGTGACCAAAAAACGGGTGATCGACGGCTTCTTGGAGTCGATCGAGATGGCCAAAATCAAGGCCGACCCACTCACGATGATTGCCGGTTGGCGCGAAGTGGGCAAAATGTGTGGTTTTTACGAGCCGACGAAGGCCAAAATCGAGGTTTCGGTGCAAGGTCAGGTGCTTTTGCAGCGCCTGAACGGTTTGAGTGATGAAGAATTGCTGAAACTGTCCGAGGGCGACCCAACTGTGCTCGAAGGCGAAGTGAAAGTGATAGAAGATGACCTCCCCGAAACCTAATTCCGCTGCTGCGAAGCTGCTGGCCGACCGGATTCTGGCCCGCCGTCGGCTTCTGCACTTCACGAAGCTCACCCACCCGCGCTACTCGGCCGGTTGGGTGCATGATGACATCTGTAGGCGCCTTGAACGCTTCTCGCGCGAGGTCGCTGAGGGCAAAAGCCCCCGCCTCATGTTGCTGATGCCCCCTCGGCACGGCAAATCGGAGCTGGCATCCATCCGTTTCCCCGCTTGGCACCTTGGCCAGTACCCTCACCACGAGCTGATCAACGTGGGGTACAACCTCGATTTGCCGATGGGCTTCAGCCGTAAGGTTCGGGAGGTGTTCCGTGACCCACAGTACCAAGCCATCTTTCCTGACGCACAGCTCGACCCCGATTCCCAGTCCGTCGAAAAGTGGAACACCACTCAAGGGGGCGGATTTACGGCGGCTGGCCGTGGAGGCGGTATTACCGGTAAAGGCGCCCACATCCTCATCGTCGACGACCCCATCAAGGACCAAGAGGAAGCCGACTCGGCCCTAGTGCGCGAGAAGCTGTGGGACTGGTACCAGTCCACCGCCTACACCCGTCTGGCCCCCGGTGGCGGGGTGCTGGTCATCCAGACGTGGTGGAACGACGACGACTTGGCCGGTCGCCTGCAGCAGATGATGGCCCTCATCGGCAAGGAGGGCGCGCCGGAGGGCATCGACAACTTCGAGATCATCAAGTACCCGGCTCTGAGCACCCACTACGAGTACCGTGACGACGTGGACCCTAGCAACCCGGGGCCAATCATCCGGACTGATGAGCCGATCGACGACCAGCCCCACCTCACGCTGCTGCGCCCGAAGGATTTCTGCCTCCACGAGGACCGGTACCCCACCGAAGCGCTGAAGCGCATCCGTGCCAACCTGCAGCCTCGCATCTGGTCGGCGCTGTACCAGCAGAACCCAGTGCCTGACGAGGGCATGTACTTCAAGAAGGAGTACTTCCGCTACCAGCGCCAGCTCCCGAGCCCTACGAACCTGCGCATCTACACCGCATGGGACTTCGCCATTGGCGAGAAGCAGGCCAACGACTGGACCGTGGGGGCGACGATTCTTCAGGACGAGCTGGACCAGCTGTACGTGCTGGAGATCTTCCGGATGAAGGGGGACAGCTTCCAGATCGTCGAGGCCATGCTCGACGTGGCCACGCGCTGGGGGTCCATGCCCGGCACCGGCTACCTGCTGGGTGCTGAGGATGGCCAGATCTGGCGAGCCATCGAGCCGCTGTTCAAGAAGCGCATGGTCGAGCGTCGCCAGTACCTCCCGTACGAGGTGCTGCGCCCGATGACCGATAAAATGGCGCGTGCGCGCCCCTTGCAAGGGCGCATGCAGCAGGGCCGCGTCATNNGAGTTGCTTCGCTTCCCAGCCGGCGTCCACGACGACGTGGTCGACGCCTTGGCATGGGCAGTGCAGCTGTGCATGGGTAAGGAGCCACCGCAAGCGTACACCCCGCCCCCGCTGAAGAGCTGGCGGGATCGGTTGAGTGAGAGTTTCGCCGGCAGTGGCAGCCACATGTCGGCATAGGAGAGAACGACATGCCTGTTAATACCGCTCTGGCCACTCAGGTCTGGAATCGATATACCTATCTGCGCGACAACGGCCACCTCGACTACGTGAAGAAGGCCGCCAAGTGCGAGGACTTCTTCGCCGGCCTGCAGTGGGACCAGAACGATCTGGCCCTGCTCAAGGCTCAGCGCCGCCCCGCCCTGACGATCAACAAGATCATCTCGACCATCTCCAACGTGATGGGCGAGCAGATCTTCAACCGCACGGACATCGCCTTCAAACCTCGCAACGAGGGGGCCACGTCCGAAGTCGCCGACGCCTTGACCAAGGTGTTCATGCAGATCGCGGACAACAACCAACTCGCGTGGACGCGCTCGGACGTGTTCACGGACGGCGTCGTGACGTCCCGTGGCTTCTTCGACGTGCGGCTGGACTTCAACGACTCGCTGCGCGGCGAAGTGCGCATCGAGCAGCTGAACCCCAAGAACGTGCTGATCGACGCCGACGCGGACGAATACGACCCGGACAAGTGGAATGACGTGCTCATCACCAAGTGGATGAGCCCCGACCAGATTGAGCTGCTGTACGGCAAGGCCGACGCGGACCTCCTGCGCAGCCGCACCGACTCGTACTACCCCTACGGCTACGACTCCATCGACATCAACCGCGACCGCTTCGGCTCGGCGCGCGCCATCGGCTGGCCGCTCAACACGGTGACCCAGCAGGAGTACAACAACGTCCGCAACATCCGCGTCATCGAGCGCCAGTGGAAGAAGCTCGACAAGGTGCTGCACTTCGTTGATCTGGAGACCGGCGACACGCGCGCTGTGCCCGCCGACTGGGACGACGACCGCATCGCCCAGCACTTGGCACAGAACCCTCAGCTCGCCACGACGAAGAAGCTGATCCAGCGCATCCGCTGGACGGTCATCGCCGACAACGTGGTGCTGCACGACGACTGGAGCCCGTACAAGCACTTCACCGTGGTGCCGTACTTCCCGTACTTCCGTCGCGGCCGCACCGTCGGCCTCGTGGAGAACCTGCTCGGCCCGCAGGAGCTGTTGAACAAGGTCAGCTCGCAGGAACTGCACGTGGTGAACACCTCGGCCAACTCCGGCTGGAAGGTGAAGCGCAACGCGCTGACGAACATGTCCACCGCCGAGCTGGAGCAGCGCGGTGCGCAGTCTGGCCTCGTGGTCGAGCTAGACGACATCAACAACATCGAGAAGATCCAGCCGAACCAGACCCCCACAGGGCTGGACCGGGTGTCGTACAAGGCCGAGGAGCACATCAAGTCGATCTCGGGTGTGTCGGACTACATGCAGGGTTTCGCGCGCGAGGACGTGGCGGCCAAGAGCGTGCAGACGAACAAGCAGAGCGGGCAGGCGAACCTCGCCAAGGTCATGGACAACATGAACCGCTCGGACTTCATCCTCGCGCGCACCGTGCTGGACCTCGTGCAGGAGTACTACACCGAGCAGCGCCTGCTGTACATCACGACCGACCGTCTGATGAACACGACCGAGCAGATGACGGTGAACCAGCCCACGCCCGAGGGCCGCATCGTGAACGACCTGACGCTGGGCGAGTACGCCATCGTGGTGACGAACCAGCCTGAGCGCGACACGTTCGAGGACACCCAGTTCGACCAAGCTGTGCGTCTGCGCACCGAGGCCGGCGTGCAGATCCCCGATAAGTACATCCTGCAGTCGAGCCGCCTCAAGGAGAAGGCCCAGATCATCGCGGAGATGGAGCAGGCCGGTCAGACCCCCGAGGCCAAGCAGCAGGCTGAGCTGCAGATGCGCGCGCTGGCCGCCGACGTGGCCACGAAGGAGGCCGAGGCCACCCAGAAGGGCTCCGACGCTCAGCTCAAGCAGGCCAAGGCCCAGAAGGAGATCGCTTCGATCGGTCAGGACAGCGGCCAGAACGAGATGGCCATGGAGCAGCAGAAGCTGGACGCCGAGATGGCCATGGAGCAGCAGAAGCTCGATCAGGAATTCCAGCTCAAGCAGGAGCAGATGAACCGCGAGTTCGAGCTCAAGCGCGAGCAGCTGCAGATGGAGATGGCCCTCAAGCGTGAGCAGGCCGCCGCCGAAGCAGCCATCAAGGCCACCGTCGCCAAGGAGCAGGCCAAGGCCGCTCGTGTGGCGGCAGTACACAACGCACAACCCCCGGGAGAGGCGTCTCCCACTTCGCCAGCGCCGGGTGCCCCGGCCAAAACCCCCAAGCAAGGAGCTTGACTATGCCTTTCGCAATTCGACAACTTATTTCTCGTGGCTACTGGGCTCCGGCCGGTGACGACGGCGCCGCCGCAGGCGGTGGTACCGCCGTGGACCGTGGCGACGACTTCAAGTCGCCTCTGGACGACGCTGGTAAGGGCGACAAGCTCGATGGCGAGGACGACAAGCCCGAGAACAAGGGGGACAAGACCGACCTCGACAAAGAAGGCGAGGAGACCGAGGAAGAAAAGGCCGAGCGCGAGCGCCTCGAAGCCGAGGAAGAGAAGAAGAAGCGCATCCGCATCCCCAAGGCGCGCTTCGACGAAGCCCTTGGCAAGGCCAAGCAGCGCGAACAGGCGCTGCTGGACGAGATCGAGAAGCTCAAGGGCGGCCAGCACGCCTCGGCCACGGCCAAAGCGGTCCGGGACATGCGCGACGAGATCGACAAGCTGCAGGACAAGTACGAGGACCTGATCCTCGACGGCAAGAAGGACGAGGCTCGCAAGGTCCGTCGTCAGGTCGAGATGCTGCGCGACGAGCTGTCCGAGTACCAGACCAACACCAAGTCGGAAGCCGCCCGGCGCGCAGCCATCGACGAGATGAGCTACAACGCTCAGCTGGCTGGCTACGAGGCCAAGTACCCCGCGCTCAATCCTGAGCACGAGGACTTCGACGAG